TCAAACCAAAAACACCCAGTCTTAAAGTGGAAGGGGATTTTGGCGATGCGTAAATTTTTCAAACGTCTCTTTTGTATCCACAATTGGACCGTCTATTGGAGCATCGACTCGAAACGGAAAATGATGCAATGTGGGCGATGCGGGTGCATTAAAGTTGTCGAGGATGTGAAATTATAAGCAACTTTTACTACAATAATAAATGAGTAATATAAAACCAACAAAAACAAGGGGGATTACCCCACCTCGTATGATAATCCATGGAGGCGAAAAAGTCGGAAAGTCAACCTTTTGTGCGGGTGCCCCTCGCCCTGTATTCCTCCCAACCGAGGAGGGGTTAAAAGGACTTGATGCAACCGCGATTGTCGAAGACGGCAAACAACGACTGGAAAACTACGGTGAATTTGACGGCGCTTTGTCATGGTGCGAAGACCCGCAAAATCAACCGCATTTCGATAGCATTGTAATTGATTCAGGTGACTGGCTCGAAATGCTTATCCACTCAAACATTTGCGCCACCTATGGTAAAACGAACATTGCCGAAGCTGCCGGGGGTTATGGCAAAGGATACATTGAATCCATGGAGTATTGGAAGTATGTCTTGCTTCGCCTCGACCGGTTGAACAAACTCGGCAAATGGATCATCCTTATCCTTCACAGTAAGTCTATCGTCTTTAATGACCCCAACTACGAACCTTATGACATGTGGACAATCAAACTGCATTCTACTAAAAATCAAAACGGGAGTTTGGAGTTGTTGAAGGAGTGGGCCGACATTATCGCATTTGCCTCAGTCGAGCAATTCGTTTCAGAAACGAAAAGCACTATTATCAAATCAGATCAAGTTGTCAACCGAATGGTTTCTACCGGAAGGCGTCAACTTCATCTTGAAAATTCACAAGCCTATCTCGCCGGCAATCGCTATGGCATGACAGGCGCTACCGATTTGACTTGGTCGGCTTTTATGACTAAGTTCAGCGCGACCTTTACGGTCTAAAACAAAAACAAAAAAACAAAGAAAACCAAAATTATGTCTCAGAGTGTAAATATCAACTTCGACGCCTCACAAGGCCCATCCGGCTTCATTCAAGGTCCAATCCCGAGCAACTTGTATTCGCTGGTTATTTCGTCAAGCAAACTCGAACCAACCAAAAAGGGTGATGGCACTCGACTTGTCTTGTCAATGACAATCACAGAGGGTCCCGAGCAGGGCAAATCATTCGACTACGGAATCAATTGGGAAAATCCTAATCCGAAAGCGGTCGAAATCGGGCAACGTGAATTCCGCGCTATCTGTCAAGCAATCGGGGTGACGAGTGTTCCAAACACTCAAGTGATTCACAATTTCCCATTCGGAGGCGAAGTCTTCAACGACGGCAAATATAATGAGTTGAAAGATGCATTTCACATCTCGCATCTCGCTGGTCGTTTGGAAAATTACCAAGCCCCACCCACCCCGGAGGTGCCTCGAAATGCCCACTCACCTGGACCGGCAATGCAAGCGCCCCCTGCGCCTTTTACCCCGGGAGCACCGGCTCCCATGCCAACCCCTCCGGTGGCGTTCAACCCGCCCCCACAAGCACAGCCGGTGCAACAAACACCTGCCCCAACTGCTTCGCCTACGTCGTTCCCGGTGGGTGGTGCGATTGCGACGACATCCCCTTTTGATGCAATCGCAGCGCCGCCACAAGCGCCACTTCAGCAAGTGACACAACCAACCCCCACTGCGACAACCCCGGATTGGATTTTGGCACAGCAAGCAGCGCAGGCGGCAGCTCAGTAAGGTTAAATCAAATATAAAAGGGGGTGGCAACACCCCCTTTTATAACCAACTAATCAAAATCATGGATAATCAATATCCTCTCATTATCAGTTGTGGTTCGGCAAAAATTGATACCAATGCATTACCCACAGGCACTATCGAAGCAGAAAAACTCTATACGGGTTCACTTTTCAAGATATGCCTTAAAACCGCAAAAACCCTTTCGACCCAAGTCTACATTCTTTCGGCTCATTATGGCATCTTGCAACTGAATGATCAAGTCTCAACCTATGAACGGAAAATGGACTTGAAGCGCAAAAATCAATACTTGAAAGAACTTAAACTTCCACAATCAACTCACATTTATGCTATGCTGCCTAAAATGTATCTTGCTTCTGTCCCAATTGCAATTTCCCTGATGATTCCGGGATTGCGTATTGGTGAATTTATGTCCTATGCCAAGAAATTGAAACAGGACATAACATTCAAACAATCATATCCCCGCCAACCAATCTACGCTCAACCAATCAAATGAATATTACTTATCTCAATAATCTAATCAAAACTTCCCATTCTGACATGCTCGCAATGGGATGGTGGAAGGATGTCGGATTTGAAGGAACAATTATCAAAATTGTCCTTATCTCAACTGAGCTTTCGGAAGCAGTTGAGGGGATTATTAACGGTTTACAAGACGACAAACTACGGCATTATCCGATGGAGCACGTTGAGATGGTAGATGCGATTTTACGCATTACCGATCTTCTTGGGAGGTATCGGTTTTTTGAAACTGATACTGCAAGGGGTTTAAAACCGCTACGATATCATCCCGGTTTTATTATTGTTTCTAAATTGGCTTCTATTACGATTATTCATTGTTCAATCTCAAAAGCAATTGAAGCTTTTAGAAAAGGCGATCTTAAAGGGTTCGAGTATTCAATTTGGAAAACTCTTTACCGTGTTTTGGATTATTGCGAAAAATGTAAAATTCCAATTGAGCAAATCATTGAAGAAAAGATGGAATTCAATCGTCACCGTGAGGATCACAAACTCGAAAACCGCGCAAAAGAAGGGGGGAAGAAAGTATGAACAATTTCCCTGAATTCGTTAAAAAAGTTCATGCTATCAACGATGAATGGTTCAAGTCAGACCCCAAGAAATCCAAGTACCTTTCCCGTATGAAAGCAGTAGCCAATGCCGGTGGAATTGAGGTTATATCTACTCAGATCAGCATTGATTTCATAGTTTGCCTTTATTCATTTTATGAGTTGGATTTAGATCCAATCAAAGAGACTGAGAAATGTTTGGATAAACTTCAGAAAAACAATCAACCGAAACAAAAATGATCCAATCAAAAAACATCCAAGTTGAGATCATCGCGGGGAGTATAAATCCATCAGACAAAAAGATCACAACCTTTCTTGTCAAATATCCTCGAATGATTCACGCCGAGATCATGACCCATCGGGTTTTCTCAAGAAACGCCGCTTCAAGTAGGGCAATTCCAATCGGGATAATGATGGATAAGGTTGCAACTGAAACCGCCTATCCAGAGCGATGGGGGACCAACGGGAAGGGGATGCAAGATCATGGTGATCACGATAACCCTGAATTGTGCCAAATGACATGGGATGTGGCTGCGGCAAATGCTATCAAAATGGCAAAAAATTTCGACCATCTAGGCCTTCACAAACAGATTGCAAATAGAGTACTTGAGCCGTTCGGTCACATAACCACATTGATAACCTCGACTGAATGGAATAACTTCTTTCAACAACGAGCGCACCCTGATGCTGAACCTTCATTTCAGGTTTTGGCTTATCGAATGCTAGATGCTTATTTGAATTTCAAACATGAAAGACTTAAATGGAATGAATGGCATATTCCCTTTGTGGATATGCAAAAACATCAAGGCTTGCTTACCGATGCTATTGAAATTTCGGTAGCTTCATGCGCTCGGACGAGTTATTTGAAACAGTCTGAAATCTTCGAATTGCAACAGCAAAAAAATCTGTTTCAACGATTGTTGAATGGTCGCCATCCCTCGCCGTTTGAGCATCAGGCGCAAGCAATCGGGGATGCTTATACCAGCGAGAATTTCAGAGGGGGGTGGTTGCAAAATCGATCCCTTTATTCAGAACTCAAACCGAAAGCAATTTCGCTTGAGTCAATAATGTCCGAAAAACCTGCTTGGATTTCCGTTTGATTTTTGTTATTTTTTCACTGAAACGATCCAAGTCAATTGGCAATAAAATGTAAACAGAAACACCACTGGGGGGTTCAACCTTTAAGATATGAAAAGGTTTGTAATTATCCAGGTTCCGAGAGGGGCCTGGGTATTGCCGGTGAAACGAAAAATCTTATGAACCAAGCAAGGAAAATCGAAAAAGCAGTGATCAAAAAGATCAAGGGTCGGGGTGATGTCGGAGAAAAGAAATATGGACAAACGATGGATCGAACTGACCTGACACCTCGTGAGTGGGCAGTTCATTTCCAAGAAGAAATGATGGATGGCATCCAGTATGCAGAGCGAGTGATTCAAAGTGAGGAATTGCTTGAACGGGCGGTTAGTATTATTTCGGCAATCAACGAACTTGGGGACCCCTTGGCTTGTGCGTCTGATGAATGGCTTGAAGATTACAAAGTTCGATTTTCTTCAATTAACCCACCTGAAAAATTCCCAATTTATTTCGATAATCCAAACCAATGTTTCAGTTGCGGCACTATCGAAAGCTACAAAATCACACCGGAGAAATCCTGTTCATATTGTGGTTGGACTAACCGTTTTTAACCCATGGCAAAGAAACCAAAATGGGAAAACAATTCCCCGGCAAAAGGTGTTACCCTTGCAACCGAGCTTTGGAATAAAGTCGAAACTGCGGTAATCAAAAACGCAGACCTCGAATTCAGAACCCACTTGGGTGCTAGTGTTATCGGCGACGAGTGCGGTCGGAAAGTTTACTATGCTTTTCACTGGGCAAACAAGGAAACCCCTCCTGGTCGAATTGTAAGATTATGGGATCGGGGTCATCATGAGGAAGTGCAATTCGAAAAGATATTGCGAGATGCGGGAATGGAAATTTATACTTCTGATGTTACCACCGGTAAGCAATTTCGAATGAGCGACTTGGACGGTCATTACGGAGGGTCTATTGATGGCGTCGGAAAAGGATTGCCTGAAATGCCGGACGAGTGGGTACTTCTCGAATTCAAAACTCACAATGAAAACAGTTTTGCGAAATTAACAAAAGAAGGAGTGAGAAAAAGCAAACCCCAGCACGCAGCACAAATGGATACTTATATGAAATATAAAGGTCTTTCCTTTGCCCTTTACTGCGCGGTCAATAAAGACACCGATGAATTGTATCTTGAAATTATTTCGGTAAATATCGCTTCTGCTGACAGGTTCAGGATGCGTGCAGATGTTATTATCAATACTAAAACCCCGCCACAAAAATTAACCACTCATAAGGATTTTATGTATTGTAAATACTTTTGCGAATTTACTGAGATTTGTCATGATAAGGTCGCCCCCCTTGTCAATTGTCGCACTTGCGCTTTCAGTTCGCCGGCGACCGAGGGAACTTGGCATTGTTCAAAACTCAAAAAGACACTGTCAAAACAAGATCAACTTGATGCTTGTCCCAAATACAAACGCAATCTCAATTTCAACAAATGAACGATCCATTGAATCACGCCGAACAGGCAATGCTTTTACGTCTCATGATGAAAAATACCATTCAAGACAATTTTATTACTCTCAAAATTGTTGCTGAAGTGAAAGCACAGCAATTGAAACTAGATAAAGACGATAAAGAAATTTTCGAATTTATTGAGACTTTTAAACCATGAAATTCAAACCACGATGGTATCAAGAAGAATCGAAAGATGCCTTCTTTGATTATTACAAAAACGGAAACATCGGAAACCCGTTAATAGCCCTTCCGACCGGTACGGGGAAGAGTTTGGTTAATACTATGATTATCGAAGAAATCATAACCCGCTATCCGAATCAAAGAATTTTGTGTCTGACTCACGTCAAAGAATTGATTGAGCAAAATTATAAAGCATTAATAGGGCATTGGCCTACTGCACCGGCTGGTATTTACTCGGCTGGTGTTGGCAGAAAAGATGTCGGTTATCCCATCACATTTGCAGGCATTCAAAGCATCCACAAAAAAGCAAATGTCTTTCAAAGGACGGATGTAATCATCGTAGACGAAGCTCATCTTGTGAGTCCAAAAGGGGGTACAATGTACCAGAAGTTCATTTCAGATTTGAAACGTTACAATCCTTATTTGATAGTAGTTGGGATGTCAGCAACTCCCTTTCGAATAGGGCAAGGTGAATTGACCAAAAATGGATTGTTTACTGATGTATGTTATGACATGACCACAATGGAGAAATTCAATCAGCTTGTGGATGAAGGCTATATTGCATCACTGATCCCATTGAGAACCAAAAATGAATTGGACATTGATGGACTCCGTACTGTTAGCGGTGAATTCAATATCCAACAAATGCAAGAAAGGTACAATGTCGATTCAATCACAAGGGTTGCATTGGAAGAAAGTATTGTCAGTGGTTTTCACCGAAATCACTGGTTGATATTTGCAACCGGCATTGAACATTGCGAGCGCATCGCCAAAATGCTTACCGAGGTTTACGGTGTCGAATGTAAATCGGTCCACAGTAAGATTCCGAAAGACGAAAGGGAAAACATTTTGAATGAATTCAAAAACGGTAAGTTGAAAGCAGTAGTTAATAACAACGTTCTAACCGTGGGATTTGATTACCCTGCCATCGATCTTATTATTGTATTGAGACCTACAAATAGCGCGCAGTTGTGGGTCCAAATGATGGGGAGGGGGACCCGCCCTGTATGGCCCAGTCGAGCGAGGGCTGAGCCTTGCAATTGGAATTTGTGGCCAACGAATTCGATTGAGCAAGGTCGATATGATCTGGACACCATTGAAGGGCGAATGCTTTGCATCAAAGAAGGACCTAAACCCAATTGCCTGGTTATGGATTTTGCGGCGAATACAAAAAGACTGGGACCCATCAATGATCCGGTAATTCCCAAACCTCCCAAGAAAGGAAAACGAAAAGGGGAAGCACCAATTAAAATTTGTGATAACTGCGGCATGTATAATCATGCCTCTGTCCGAATCTGTAAAGCATGCGGTTATGAATTTCCGGTTGCTGTTAAAATTAAATCAAATGCTTCAGATCATGAATTAATAAGGCGGGAGGATACAGTTCAAAAACCAATTGTTATCGAAGTGGTTAAAGTGACGGGTCGAGAATTTGCAATTCATCAAAAGAAAGACATGCCCCCTAGTTTGAAAATTACTTTTGCTTGTGGGTTTAATTTGTTCACTTTGTATTTGGGTCTTGAACACAAAGAGCCCTTTGCCAAACAAAGCCGCGACTTGTGGCGGTTAATGTCAGGGTCAAATGATGTCGAGGTACCGAGCAATACAGAAACCGCTTATCGACTTGCCATTGAGGAGTTACGAACACCCCTTTATCTGCGGGTCAGGTTCGACACCGAATACCCGCAAATTCTCGACTACGACTTCACGGGCGACGATTTCGGGCGCGAGTTTGAGGCATTGAATGCCTGATTGCGTCGCCCTGACCCGCCCCCTTTAATAAGGGGGCATTTTTTTTTGGTCCTGAAACCCTTACAGAATAAGGGATTTTGAATTATTTTCGCTTTTTTGGTCGATTGGTGTTGACCCAATCCCGTTTTTGAGTAAATTGAGGTCGTCAAGCGAGACAAGCGAGACGCAACCAAAACCAAAACCAAAACCATGCAAATGAAAAATATCACTGTTACCAAAACCATGAATACCGAAAAAGCAAAAGAAATCGTCGCAACCGCAACCGAAACCCTCAAAACCAAAAAGACAGCACTCGCCTCAGCGAAAAAGGTTTTTACCCTTGCCGCCCGCACTGATGCGAAAGCGCAGCGGATTGTCCTCCTGAATCATGACAATACGGTCGCAGCGAAAGCAGCGACCATGTCGTCTAAGGCGCTCGACAAGGCGACCGAAGCAGTCACGAAAGCGACCGAAGCAGTCACGAAAGCGACAGACACACTTAACAACACCAAGGCAACACTTGCCGAAGCGAAAGCAGCCGCCAAGGCAAGCAAGGTTACCGAACCCAATAATAACCCTGAGCGCAATGCGTTGGTTCATAGTGTCGCAATCGATGCCGCCCTTTGTGAGAAAGCGGGAGTCCCCATTCGTTGTGTTAACAAGCCCACTTTATTCGTTCAAGAGTATGCTCATACTTTTTGGGATGATGACAAGGGGATCCTTACTGAGGAGCGCAAAGTGATCGCCAAAACCCTTGTAGAATTTGGACTTACGAAAAACACCGCCCAAACTCAAATCACTTACTATCTCAATGGTCGGCACCCCAAAAACTTCAATGGTACAGCCGATCTTGAAAAAGCCGCCAAAGCCGAGGCCGAGGCCGAGGCGTTTGTCAAAAAGGCATCTGACGTTCCAGTTGCAACCAAAACCAAAACCAAAGCCAAGGGCAAGAAGAAAACCCCCGCGACTGAGGTCGAAGTCGAAGCATAAATGATCGATTAAATATCTCAAAAGGGCGCTTGTTATAAGCGCCCTTTTTTGTATTATACAAACATGCCAATTAAGCATCAACCAAGTTAAACAATGTCAGACAAAAAAATCACTCAAAATGGAGTTACGAAACCGAGAGCAGGGGGAAAAATGAGATTTGCGTGGGATACTTTTGACTCAGTCGCTGAGTCATTGAATCGTGCCCCAACCCGAGCCGAGGCCTTAACTGAAGCCGAAGGGTTAGGCATAGCGAAAGGGACCTCGGCTACTCAATACAGTCATTGGAAAAAATTCCATGGAATCAAAGGGCGAGTAATCCCACCCGAAAGCGACCCCACAATCGCGGCGAACATTAAACCCAAGGCGTCGCCCTCGGTTGTGCCTAAACCCCCCTCAAATCTCCCGCAAAGCGCCTCAAATGTCATTCCCATGGTCGCCCCGGCAAACGGCGCAAGTGGGTATGATCACCCCGGGACTTCAACCCCTGATGAATTGGCACAAGATACCCGCCTTGCTGATGAAGGCTGGGATGCCTATTGTGAAGGTAAGGAAATCAAAGATTGCCCTTATGCTGAACAAAGCGAAGATTGGCATACATGGTGTGAAGGTTGGCGTGAAGCTTCGCAAAGTTAAAAAATATGAATACCCAAATTCCAAAAAAGCCAAATATCGAACCAAACGGTGATCTGAAGATTCATGAAATCTTCTATACCATTCAAGGTGAAGGTCCATTAGCCGGCACCCCTGCGGTGTTCATTCGATTGTCAGACTGTAACCTGAAATGCCCCGGCTGTGATACCGAGTATACTGGAGGGTCGGTTATGTCGCCCCGTGAAATTCACGATAAAGTCAACGAACTATCTCCGATTTTTCACCCTCTCGTTGTTATCACCGGAGGTGAACCCTTACGTCAAAACATCGACTCGCTTTGCGATCTGCTTTTGAAATTCAATTTGGTAGTTCAGATTGAAACAAACGGAACTTTGCCTTGGCCCACTTATTGGGAAGCATCGATCCGTGTTCTGATGCATAAGGATCTCCGCATTGTATGCTCACCCAAAACTTCACAAGTGCATCCTGATTTACTGCCTTTCATTTCAGCGTTCAAATATGTTCTGGAGGCAGATTATGTAAACGAAAGGGGATTGCCCACTAGGGCGCTTATGGGAAATCAATCGCCATGGCAAGACTTCGACAAACTGAACGATGAAGTCCCAATTTATATCCAACCTTTTGATTCAGGAAGTATTCGAATCAATAAAAAACATCTTCAAGCCACGGTCGAATCTTCAATGAAGTTCGGTTATAAGCTTTGCTTGCAAATGCATAAAATTGCCGGATTGGCGTAACCAATCAAACAACCAAATAAAATACAAAATGAAAAAATATAAAAAAGGACTTGTGGTCCTATCTGGCGGGCAAGATTCAATCACTTGTCTTGGTGTCGCAATCGATGAGTGCGAAACGGTAATTGCAATTAGTTTCGATTACGGGCAACGGCATAAAACAGAATTGACATGTGCCAAGCAAGTTTCTGACATGCTCGGTATCAATCATCTCATTGTGGAAATTCCAATGCTCGCCGCAATTGTCACCAGCGCATTGACAGGCACGGGCGACGTCTCGGACCCCCACCCAAACAACCCCAAATTGCCGGCGAGCTTTGTCCCTGCTCGCAATGCATTGTTCATTGTGCTATCTCATGCCCATGCAGCCGAAAAGGACTGTGAGGTTGTTTACCTCGGTGTTTGTGAAACCGATTACAGTGGGTACCCTGATTGTCGGGAAATGTTTGTCTGCTCAATGTTTGATACCATGAATATCGGTTATGATACTCATATTAGATGCATCACCCCTCTCATGCATCTGAACAAGGCGCAAACTTTCAAACTTGCGGATGATGTCGGTTTTCTTGATGTCGTTTTAGAACAATCTCATACTTGCTATGAAGGTGACAGATCAAAACGGTTTGAGTGGGGTTATGGATGCGGTGAATGCCCTGCTTGCAAATTGCGAGCAAAAGGCTGGGCCGACTACCTCGAACTTGAAACATTTAAACTTGAAACTGATGTATCTAGTAACTAAAACTTACGGTCACGAAAGAGGTTTGAGCGCTTGCTTTCGCCAACGCCATGCGGACAGTCATTGCAAGTATTTGCATGGTTATGCCTTATCCTTTTCGTTCACCTTCACGACAACCTGCTTGGATGTTCGTAACTGGGTGATCGACTTCGGAGCATTGAAAAATCTCGAAAAACGTCTCAAAAATGCATTCGATCATAAGACAATTATTTCCCCAGGCGATCCCCATCTTAGCATGTTTAAAGCCCTCGACCGAATGGACCTGATTCAACTCGTCATAATGATGGAAGTTGGATGTGAGGCTTTCGCCAAACATGCGTTTGACTTGGCAGTTGAAACAATTCGAACCGACGTAAACCTCAACCGTCGCAATATCGAAGTTGTCTCCGTTACTTGCTCCGAACATGGTAGCAACTCAGCAACTTACATTAACACAATCCCACCCATCAAAGACAATGAATAAAAGAATCCTCGACCGCGCCGAAGTGATGGCCGCGGCATCTAAATTAGGAAGGCGAATTGCCAGATATGCACAAGAACGAGACCGAACCATTGAAATCTTTGGAGTTCCCCGTGGTGGTATCAACGCTGCTTGTTACGTGGTAGCTTCCTGTCCAATGTCTGCCATGGTAACTTATGATATCAATACCGCGGATATCATTGTTGACGATCTAATCGATAGTGGAAAGACCGCAAAGAAATATGGAGATTCAGGACTTCCTTTCTTTGCCCTTTTTAACAAAAAGGAAATGAAGACAAACGACTGGTTGGTTTTCCCTTGGGAAATTGAAAATGAACAAGAAGGACCTACCGATGCCGTCACCCGATTGCTCCAGCATATTGGCGAGGATGTCACACGGGGGGGTTTGATCGATACTCCCACCCGAGTCATCAAGGCATGGAGTGAGTGGGCAGGGGGTTACAACGTGGATATCCCCAAGCTCTTCAAAACATTCGAAGACGGAGCCGAGAATTGCGATGAAATGATAGTGGTTAAAAACATTCCATTTTACAGTCATTGCGAGCATCATTTGGCCCCGTTTTTCGGATCAGCGACCCTTGCTTATATCCCTGATGGTCGAATCGTGGGATTAAGCAAACTCAATCGTTTGGTTAAAGCATTGTCTCAGCGATTGCAAGTTCAAGAACGCCTGACCTGTCAAATTGCCGACGCTATGCAAGAGCATTTGAAACCGCTTGGGGTCGCCGTAAAGCTCCACGCAAGGCACTTGTGCATGGAGTCGCGGGGGGTGTGTCAAAGCGGGCATGAAACGCATACAACCGCACTGAGGGGTGTTTTCAAAACGCAACCCGAAACCCGAGCAGAGTTCATGATGCAATGAATACTTCAATCCACCTTGATTTTATGATCCGCATGAAACGCGCGAATCTTGCAACCAACCATGCATCAATCATTCTTTGCATCGGATTAAATGATGGCTGCGAGCAGAAAACAATGAAAGGGTTTCTTCATATGAACCCCACCGTCATTTCTGCTGCAATGCGCTTGCTTGTTGCAATGGGTTATGTCAGGCAAGCTAGGAATAATGTTGGTGCAAACAATCGGGGTGTCCGAACCAAACACCATTTGACAGATCGGGGATTTGAAGTTTTTCATTTTTTAAATCAATGAGACTTTACTTCGCCGGTCTGTATTCAACGGGGTTCTCTTTGAAGTGTAAAAACTATGAAGAGCTTGCACCCCCATTGAAAACTATCCGCGAAAATGTCGCTCACATATTGGAATCTTACCATTACGTTCACGGTGAAACCAAAGTGGGTATGCTTCGAAATGACGGCATCCGAGTCTTCCTTGACTCGGGTGCCTTTTCGGCTCATTTTTGCGGGATTGAAATCGACTTAGAAAAATACTGCAAATATATCAAAGAAAATGAAGATATCATTGAAGTTGCTAGTGTTCTTGATGGTATTGGAGATCCACTCAAGACGTATGAAAACCAAGCAAAAATGGAAGCACTTGATACCCGACCATTGCCCTGCTTCCACTATAATGAAGACCCCGAATATCTCAAATTTTATGTTGACCGTTATGATCACATTACGCTTGGCGGCATGGTCCCGATCTCGGCACCCCAGCTCGAATTTTGGTTGGATGAAATATGGGACAAGTATTTAACTAAAAGTGACGGTACTCCCAAGATAAAAGTTCATGGATTCGGTATGACCACAATGCCCTTGATGGACCGCTACCCATGGTATTCAATCGACTCCTCTACTTGGGTCCAGAAAGCATCCTTTGGTATGATCCTGCTTCCCAACCGACGCAAGGATCTGAACATATCGAAAGAATCGCCCACACTCAAAAAGAAAGGAAAACATCTCATGAACATTTCAAAATTGGAGTATGAAATGATCGAAGCAGAGATTGAGGGAATGGGATTTACCATAGAAGATTTAAGCACTAATTATATTCACAGATGGGTGTGGAACTTGTATGCTTTCGGCAAGGTGAACGAAGAGATTACAGAAAACGAACGTCCCTTTATGAGAAACCAACAAGCACTATTTTAAATGATCGACCAACTTAAATTTGTCCGCAATGCAATTGCAAAAAAGGACTATGTTCCGGGGTTATGTCACTTTCGAATTTGTAATAAACGAATAACGGGTTACAATGGCGAACTTGCAATCTCGACTCCCATTGGTATTGAATATGATATTGCCCCGCTGGCTCCTCATTTTATGAAAGTCATCAACGCTTGCGAAGATGATATAACTCTAAAAATGAAAGCGGGGAAACTCGAAGTCAGGTCGGGAAGATTCAAAGCGAACGTTCCTTGCATTGACATAGATCAGGTCCCCGTGGTCATCCCCACGGGCAAACGAATTGACCTTGAATTTGATCTATCTGAGTGTTTCGCAAAACTGCTACCATTTGTCGGCGAAGATGCTTCGAAGCCTTGGGCCTGCGGTGTTCTCATAAGAGGCAAGAGTGCATTTGTAACAAACAATATTATTTTGATTGAACATTGGATTGGAATTGATTTACCAACCATGAACATTCCAACCGCAGCGATTGCTGAAGTTGTAAGATACAAAACCCGACCCACTCATTTATTGGTAAATGAAAACCGTGTTGCTTTTTGTTATGAAGACGGCAGTTGGATTAGTCATACTTTGAGTGTTTTAGAATGGCCTAGTGTGGAGCGCGTTTTGAATGTCGAAACACCTAATTTCAAAACATTCCCAGATGGGTTTTTCACTGGCATTGGTAAGTTGATTCAATTCAGTGACGAGTTGCAACGTTTCTATTTTTTCGAAGACAAATTGATAACTTCAAAAAATATGGATGAAGCAACCACAGTTGACTGCCCGGGGGTTCCCTCTGACGGTTGTTTTAATTTAAAGATAGTTCATTCCCTTAGAAATACCGCAACTGCCATTGACTTTGACAAATGGCCTTTGCCTTCACCTTTCCTTGGCGAGGGGTTGCGGGGTGTGCTTGTAGGATATCGATCATGAAAGAAATCCAATTCATGTTTAGTTTTATGTATGGAGAAGGGGAGACTCCGCAATGCATTATTGATTATGAACGTCGAAAAAGCAGATTGGAAATTTTGAAATTGATACCGGTCGATCGCTTTACTTTAATGATGCGGGGACCCATCAAATAAACCAATGCCTAAGAAAATCATAGGGTATCAAGAGGTGGGTAAACGCGCCGATAGTGTTGGATTATTTTGGAGTGAGCCTCTTGTCATTCACGCACCACCGCAGACCAAAATCAAACGAACCCCACCCGAACCGGTTTGGCTCGAACCTGGTTACTTACCTGAAATTGAAGAAGCTCACAATACCAATTACAATCTTTTTAAAGGAGATGAGTTGTGGTATGCCGCGGCAAAGGGTGAACGTTTGGTTTTCGATATTGAACAGTATCCCAATTACTTTCTGATCATGTTCAAGTCAATCGACAGTGGGAAAGTCGTTTACTTTGAGATAACAGATGACAGCGAGATCATGATTCCCACCTTGAAGAAAGTGGTCGAGTCGTTTCTTATTATTGGTTTTAATAGTCGAAATTATGACATCCCAATGCTAGCTCTTGCTCTTGCCGGGAAATCAAGATCGGAGTTGAATACCGCAACCCACCTTATCATTCATCAACGGATGAGACCTTATGAGATATTAAGGGAATTCAAATGCAAAGGAATAGATCCTAGTCATATCGACTTGATTGAAGTCGCCCCCTTGTCAGGGTCCTTGAAAATTTACGGAGGTCGAGCGCATACCGAGCGACTTCAAGATTTACCTTTTGCGCCCGGGACTGTCTTGACCCCTGATCAAATCGACTTTGTTAGATGGTATTGTTTGAACGATCTCAAAGTAACCGAAGACCTTTATCGCGAACTCGAAAGGGGAATTGACTTGCGGTCGAAAATGAGTCAGAAATATAATGTCGATCTCCGGTCAAAATCAGATGCTCAAATCGCCGAAGCGGTCATTGGCAATGAGATTAAACGGATGACAGGTCAATACCCAAGTAAGGTCGAAATCCCCGCATATACATCTTACCGATACCAAGACCCCGGATACCTCAATTTCAAAACCCCGCTTTTGAAATGGGTTAAAGAGGTTGTTTTAAATACCAACTTCATTGTCGGTGAAGGGGGTTCGGTTGAAATTCCTGAACCATGGAAAGAAATCGAAGAAATAGGTTCGAAGAAAGGGTTAAAGTTTGCAATAGGAGGAACGACTTATCAACTGGGCATCGGTGGGTTGCATAGCTGCGAGGCAAAGCAAGCGCATTTCAGCGATGAGAGGTTCATGCTTGTGGACAGGGATGTAGTGTCATATTATCCAAGGATCATTCTCAACCAACAATTGACACCTGATCATCTTGGACAAGCTTTTCTGAAAGTATTTAATGACCTGGTTGAGCAACGTCTTCAAGCGAAACGAACTGGAAATACCATTGTCAACGAATCGATGAAAATCACAATCAACGGCAGTTTCGGTAAGTTCGGAAATAGGTGGTCGATTCTATACAGTCCCCGTCTCGTTTTTCAAGTGACCATAACGGGACAACTTTCATTGCTTTATCTTATCGAAAAAATCGAACTTGCGGGTATCGGCGTGGTTTCGGCAAATACCGATGGATTGGTAATCAAATGCCCAAGATCAAGAAAAGGCGAATTGGATCAATTGATAAAAGAATGGGAAAGGGAAAGCAAATTTGAAACCGAAGAAACAATCTATGCCGCACTCATGAGTAGATCGGTCAATGATTACATGGCGGTTTTGGATCAATCATTCAAAGTGAAAGGCAAGGGGGGTTTGGGCAGGGGCATCAATCGATTATTCAAAAACCCCACCAACTTCATTTGCCTAACTGCACTTGAAAAGTTTTTCAGTCAAGGCATACCCATCGAAAAAACAATCTGTGAGTCAACTGATATTCGCGATTTCCTCACGGTGCGAGTTGTGAAGGGTGGAGGTGTCCACAATGGGGTCTTTCTAGGGAAAGCCGTTCGCTGGTATTATGCGAAAGACAAACCTGATTCAGAAATAATATATGCTAAAACGGGGAACCTAGTGGCCAAGTCAACGGGTGCAACCCCCCTGATGAAACTCCCCTCAGAATTCCCCCCTGATGTCGATCATGAGCGCTATATTGATGAGACTTATGAAATGCTAAGGGATATGGGATATTCAAATTAACCAAACAATACTGCGACTGATCCGGGGCATTTTTTTCGTCTGAAATGAACCCTTGTGCCGGTGGGTATTCTCGGGTGATTATCATGCTTCGCCCCGTATTGCGTGGTGTTTGCTTGGTTGCAGGGGCGGGGTGGTCTGAAGTTCACCCCGCCCTAACCCTTGTAGAATAAGGGATTTTGCATTTTCTGAAACTTTTTCCTTGGCTGAGGCGGGGTTTCGGTTAAATTGCGTTTGTTGGAGGGAACGAACCCCCAACGCAACCAAACCAAATGATAACCAAACCAAATGATAACCAACCAAACCCAGAAACGCCTAAGTATGATCGCCCCCAAATTAAGGGCGATCAAAACCACCAGCCGATCACTCGAAATGAAAGCTGACCAATACCTTATTTCGGCTGAAGTCATTCAGTTTTGCCGAGATGTTCAACTCTACAACCTGTATGAAGCAATCTTGATGACTGACAATGAAGACTTCGCTTTGACCTTCTGCGTTGTTGCCTGACAAACTCCCTCAACCCTCAACCCCCTCATGATCGCTCATGAGGGGGTTTTTATTCCCCTGATTTGCCGAGCAAAATCGCCCCTGTCAGGCGCTTTCGTTTTAAATCGCTGCACTCACCTCAATTGAACGCTCTGTGCTCATTGTCGTCGCTTCAGGGCGCCAAACATCATGCACGGTAACCCGATAGTAGTAGGTCGATGCCGAACCCTGCTTGGGAACGTTCACAACCGCGAATTCAGCGGGTCCCTTGTAAACAATATTTTCGGGTGCAGTTAGGAACCCGACATCAGGCGAACCGTGCACTACGTATTCTTTGACATCACTATCCCCATTAGCATCCCAATCAATTCGAATATTTGCCGAGTAATTGTTCTCACTCGAAGTCGTCGCACCGATCCCTGTCAATGCCGCCGGTATTGGGTTGCTCGCGGTCAAAGATTCAACGGGATCGGTTTCGCCTGCTTCGTTTTTCGAAGTCACTTCAATTTTAAATTCCCTATCGAAATCTCCAACCGCGTCTTCTTCATGCATCAGATAAGTGTATTCAAATAAGGTAGATGAAATTTCAACCTGTCTCAATAACTCATCGTCAGTTCGTCTCACAGAAACGATATAGGAGGTTGCGCTTAAAGCGACGGGCCAAGTCACCCGTAATGCAACTCCAATAAAGGCTCCGTTTAATGTAATCCCCTCGACCGGCAAAGGAGGTTCGGTCTGCAATCCGGTTGTCCCTGTCCATGTTTGAAACGGTCCGACCCCTGTATTGACACCGGCGACCCTGATGGTAACAGTGTCAGATTTTTCTACCTCGAAAATGTAACTGGTATTTAAGGTTTCGATGCGTTCGAAAGTGTCACCGTCGTAACTGATTTCCACAATATATGAAACTGCACCTTTCGCCGGAGGCCATGAGACATGGACAAATTCAGGTGATCCAATTACAGGGTTCACATTGATAGAAAGGACAACCGGCAGTTCAATTTCAACTAAACCCGACCCTGCGCCTAACCCGGGAGCGACGGCATCAGCGAAATCATAGATCCGCGGATCATCATTCACACACTCAATTTTGATAGTTTCATCTGAACCTGGTTTGATCGAAACTATCCTCGCCAAAACCCCTTCGTTATTTTCTTCACCAAAAACATAAGACGGGCGCTCTTCGTCCGGCCATCGCTGCAATTCCGAACTATCCCAAACATCGGCAACTGTTATTGAATTGCTTGGTTCGGGATTGTAAATAACAGTGTAATTCTGAGTCGATTCACCCCGTCTGGTATTGAAGCTAATCAAGTAAATTTTGCCGAGCTCCATGGTGATCGTTTGATCCAAGACAACGGTATTTCCCGAATAACTTTTAACACATCCACTCTTACCCCAGCGAGGTAAATCATGGGAGAGTTTCACCAGGGCATTCAATGAAGCAAGATGACCTTCAAGTCCGGTTGCAAATGAATACCTTTGTCGTTTCATCAAAACCGACGCCCGTTTTTTCAATCCATCTTGATATGCTTTATCTGCATTGGTGATGCCTGTCAGTTCGAGCGTTTCGGGTCGGGTTCCCGCTTCGCCATCGATAGTGCAAAGGAGGGTTCTGGGTTTCCATGTCGTTTCATCGATGAATTTAACTTCTAAGCCATCGGGGTCATTCAGTTTGTGGAAATCAATACTCCATTCAAACGAACCGGCAATCATATTGCGAGGGGTGTAGACCGCGCTCGGTATTACCTCAAGTCGATCTCGAACCGCACCCAATAATGATCCAACAAGAACAGGTATCGCCTGACCTACAGATAATGCCAAGCGAACGGCATCCATGACATTGCTTCTATTCTCAAAAATGAAATCGAAGTTATCACCCGCTTCTATCATCTCAGTTTTCAATTCATAAAGGTTTTCCAAGTCCAATGTTTCCAATGGCAAGTTACCTCCATAAGGTGAAATGAGAATTTCAATTACCGCGTCAATAGGCGATCTTGTCGCAACCAACGCTGACGGGGCGAGTGTTTCGATGTCATACACCGGAAGATGCCTTTGCTGTCGACAATTGAAACTATACTTAGTTTGATCGTTCAAACTGTTAGATGCCTTTGCCTTCATGGCAATCATCGTCTTGCCCGGGTAACTACCTGTATTGGGCAAGAAACCCCTTGCTGCTTCGAGATAGATTTGATCGATAACTTTGGTATTGTCTGTATCAGGGGTTACCCTGAAAGCTCGCAATTGATATCTCCCCAAAGTGACATCTATGCCGAAGGTTTCTCTTTGTGCAACCCGGGTAGCATAGGTGGTGGTTTTATCAATCAACGTAATCCAAGCACCCACCGGAACGTCACTGTTATCGATTTCTTGATATTCGACTTTCCATTCAACCGACCTTGATTTTATCTTACCCTCACTTCCGACAAAATAAAGACCTTGTGGAAAGTTTATATCTATTTCGATTCTGTCGATTTGCGTTCCGACATCATTAACTATAAAAGGACCATAACCACCCACTTCGTAGAATTCATGATCTGGTCCATAAAGTTGAATATTTGCAATCTCAGTTAC